TCGATATAATTATTAACAGAGAATCTTTAGACTCGGCTTTTAACCACCATGGCTGATTCGACGGCTTGAAAAGCTGTGCCAGCCATTGGGAGGGGAGTCTTTTTGGCCAATTTAAAAGAATTTATTGATGAAAACGGGAATTTCGACAAAAAAGGTTTTCGGAGGAAACTTCGAGAAATCGGGCAACGAAGAAAGAGAGAAGAACGTTTGAGTCGGAAGAACACTTTCGGAGTACTTGACCTCACCCCATACAATGCAGTTAACCTAATAATAGATGGAAAAGATGCAACAATTGTTTATAAATGATTGATTTTGGGAATCCTTTCTCCTATATATTTTATACATATTTTCGATTTGAAGGACGGGTATAAGTACCCGCCCCAACCTATTGGTTTTGATAATCGAGTTGAGGTGAAATTATGTCTTTGAAAAAGAAAGGCTTTACTCGAACCAAGTTTGGTAGCAGTGATGCAAAAAAGAAAAAATCAACTAAGAAACCAAAAACATTACTCCCCATGCCTTCAAAATCCGTATTGGATAGCTTAAAACTCACTCCAAAACAACGCCTATTCGTGCAAGAATACTTAATTGACCTCAATGCAAAACAAGCATCGATAAGGGCAGGATATAGTGTAAAGAATTCGGAATTTCAGGCGCATTGCTTATTAAAGAATCCCAAAGTGAAGCAAGCCATTGAATTAGCTATGTACGAGCGGGAACAAAGGACTAAGGTAACTCAGGACAGGGTGATTGAGGAGCTTGCAAAAATAGCCTTCATCAATCCAACAGACGTAATCAACGAATACGATGCATCATTACAAACAGGCGCCGCCCGAGAAGATACTGCTGCAATATCATCCATCCGGGTAAAAAGATTTCCCACCAGAGAAGGTTTTGGAGTTGAGCGGGAAATTAAATTGCATGATAAGATTCGTGCATTAGAGCTTTTAGGCAAACATTTAGGATTGTTCAATGATAAATTGAATATAACAGCCGATGCAATGGTAAGGATAGTGGATGACTTAGGCGATTCAAAAGATAAAGATGATGCAACGGAGACCAATAGCGAAATCGAGGAATGATGAATATGATGACGGCTCCAGTGGTAGATGTAAGGCTTTCGGAATTAATTGCACCATCTTTTTATGAAGTGCATAGGGAGCTAAAAGAGGAACTGTACGATGAATATTGGCTCAAAGGTGGACGTGGTTCAGGAAAGTCCACTTTTATTAGCATTGAAATAATTTTAGGAATGTTAAGAGACCCAGATGCAAATGCAGTAGTTTTCCGGCGGTATCAAAATGAACTTCGGGATTCAGTCATCGGTCAGTTTGAATGGACTATTGCAAAGATGAATATGGGGCATCTGTTCCACGTGCAAGTTAGTCCTATGCAAATTGTCTACCTTCTTACAGGGCAACGGATTATCTTTCGCGGCGCAGACAAGCCCTCGAAGTTGAAATCAATCAATATCGGTAAAGGATATATCAAATATGCATGGTTTGAAGAGTTAGACCAATTCGGTAGAATGGATGAAATAAGGAATATTTTGCAATCGGTTTTTCGAGGTGGAGACCAACGGCGGGTAGTATTCTTCTCATACAACCCTCCAAAATCATCTCGTTCATGGGTGAACCAAGAGGCGAAAATGCCGAAACCCGGAAAACGAGTGCATCATTCGACGTATTTAGATGTTCCAAAGCACTGGCTGGGAGAAAGGTTTTTAACCGAAGCAGAGCACTTGAAACAAGTTAATGAACTTGCATACAGACATGAATATCTCGGAGAAGAAACTGGAACAGGCTTGGAAGTATTCACCAATGTGATACTTGAAACTATTACCGATGAACAAATTGCACGGTTTGATCGAATACGTCAGGGATTGGACTTTGGTTATGCAGCTAACCCGGCTTGTTTTGAGCGTATGAACTACGACGGAACAAGACGTCGGTTATACTTATTTGCAGAAGTTGCCGGATTGAACTTGTCCAATAGGTTGTTGTATATGAAAATTCAAAAATACAACGATATAATCACTGTTGCAGATAGCGCAGAACCGAAATCCATTGATGAGTTAAGAAGTTATGGCCTAAGAGTAGTCGGTGCGAAGAAAGGTCCGGGTTCAGTAGAATTCGGAATCAAATGGTTGCAAGACCTTGAGGCTATTATCATTGACCCGTTACGCAGTCCACTGGCTGCAAAAGAATTTATTAACTATGCATTAGAAACAGACAAAAGTGGAATGGTCAAAAACAAATTCCCAGATAAGGATAACCATTCCATTGATGCGACCCGTTATGCATTGGAAGATGATATGATTGAGTATAACATGGACGGAGTAGAGTTACTGAGAGGGGCGAGAATTTATGGCTAAACAAGGATGGTTTAAAAAAGCCGTTGGTGAAATATCGAGATTAAGGCAGAGCATATTCGGCAGATTTGGTACTCTTATTGGCGGTAGCTGGAACGTACCATATGTGTTGAACAGTAGCCGGGTTGACTACGAGCTTGCACGGCAGCTGTATCACAACACTCACGACGATTACAAACTGGGCGCTGGGTTTGCTAAACCAATAATAAATACCTTAGCCGGGTTTATGGGCGTTCCTCATTTTCGGGGCCAGGACGAAGAAGCCCAAAATGTTCTGGATGAGCATATTAATCGCTGGGTTAGCCGGATGCAGCGAACTCACCAGCTTAGCTTAAGAGACGGGGACTGCTTTGTGATGTTGGCCAATCTGGAAAATGATGACCCGCTATTTCCAGATGAAGAAAACCGGATTGATTATATAATCATCCCTCCGGAGCAGGTAGCGGATATAGAAATGGATCCAATCACTAGAAAGCCTGTTGCGTACACAATTAAAGCGAGAAGTAAATGGGATGAAGGAAGACGAGAATATACTGTAACACAGAAAATAACAGCCGATAGAATTACGGTCATTGTAGAGGGAGATGCTCCAGAAGGTCTGACAAATGAAATACGGCCTAATCCTTGGGGGTTCATCCCGATTGTTCATTTTAAGAATGAACCAGAGGAAACGGAACTATACGGAACTAGCGAACTTGAGCCAATAGAGCCTTACATGAAAGCCTACCACGACGTTATGTTGCACGCCATGCAAGGTAGCAAAATGCATAGCACCCCAAGGCTGAAGCTGAAGCTCAGGGATGTGCAGGGCTTCTTGCAGAACAATTTTCCTGAGGCGCTAAAAGCAGTACAGCGGGGTGAACAGGCAAATATCGACCTGAAAGGCCATGAGTTGCTCATTTTCACAGATGAAGAGGATGCCAGCTTTATCGAGGCGCAATCGACAATTGGCGATGCAGAAGCTTTACTGAAGCTTCTCTTTTATTGCATTGTTGACGTTTCTGAGGTCCCTGAGTTTGCATTCGGCGTCCATACTCCTTCCAGCCACGCCAGTGTAAAAGAACAGATGCCTTTGCTCGTTCGCCGAGTTGCAAGAAAGCGGGAGATGGTTACAGAGAACTGGCAGACTTTAGCCCGGATGCTGCTAGTTATGTATAGCAAGAAGACTGGCAAAAAGTTTGAGAGTTACGAAGTAGGAATTACCTGGGATGCGGTTATTGAAAGGGATGAAAGGGAATACGCAGACACCATTAACACCTTGGTGAATGCACTTAATACGGCATTGTTTGGCGGCTTTATCAGCCTGGATGCTGCTGTGGACCTGCTGGCTCAGTACATTGACACCATGCGGGAGTATGCTACCGATGACCCAGAACTACCTGGCGAAAGGGAAAGGATTATCAAGTCCTGGTATTTAAGGAGTAGGCTGGAAGATACGGAAGGATTACTTAACCAATTGGAGGATATAGAAAAAGTGCTGAATCCAAACCAGAATCAGAATCAAAGCAACCAAGGATGATAGCCGATGACTAAGGAGATAAATGAAATCAAGAAGGCCGCCAGTGATTACCAAAAATGGGCATTAGTTGCACGAAAGCAATATATCAATTTACGATTGAGACAGGATAAGGAGATTGCAAACCTTTACATTCGTTCAGCTGATAGGATTGCCAAGGAACTACAACAAATTGGAACAACTACGATTTCGGGTCAAATACGAAAGAAACATTTCAAAGAGTTAGAGAAATCCCTGAGGGCTGAGGCTGAACGGATTCAGAAAGGTTTAACAGAGGCTTTTGTTGACTATATTAACTCCGCCGCAAAGGCGGGGGCAGGATACACTCAAGGTGTTGTATTGAATTTATTCGACCAAGCGGGATTGAAAACTTCTGGGATAAGGAAGCTGTTCAGCCGGGTAAATAAGCAAGCCGTCGAAGCAGTTTGGGCAAGAACGAGAAATGGACTTTATTTATCGGATAGGATTTGGGAGCAAAGCGAAAATTACCGTACCATAATGAGGGATTTGATTCAAGAATCCGTCGCAATTGGACAAGATGCAGTGACCACCGCTAGGATGATTCAACGATATGTCCGTGAAGGGGCAATGACTCTTGCAAAGAGATATCCCGACATGATGAAAAGGATGAAGGGTAGAATCCCAGGGAACATCAGTTATGAGGCGTTAAGACTTGCGAGGACCGAAATGTCTGCGGCATTTGGGGAAGGAACGATAGCCGCATCCCGAGTTGCCCCCAGTTACATCGGGATGAAATGGGTGTTGAGTGGTAATCATCCTATGCCAGACATTTGTGATACACTTGCTACTTATGATTCAGGATTAGGTCCGGGAGTTTATCCTCCAGGCGATGAACCGCCTTACCCGGCTCATCCGAATTGTCTTTGTGCATTGGTGCCGGTACATGAGGAACCAGAGAAGTTTATCGAGAAGTTGAAGAAATGGACCGAAACCCCCGAAAGCGAACCAGAGTTGGAACAGTGGTATCAAAATATATACAAGCCTGGAGAAGGTAAGGCGAAATTGCCCAAGGCCTCTCAAAAAGCTGCTGAATCAGTAGCAAAAACCGCCGCAGAGGCTATGGAGAAGATAGAGGAAGAGGACATAATCAATCTGGACGACTATGTAGATTTGCATGAAAAATACCAGCCAAACGATTACGAAAACGAGTACGGTTTGAATAATACAATTGAGGACGTAAAAAATCACAGTTACTTTTTGGAATACGAGGTTACTGAGGATGAACGATATGCGATAGAGTATTATACCGGCTCGGAAGGTTATACGGAATTCAACAAAGCCTTGAGGTTTCCCGAAATAGGGGAGGTGGCTAGCGAAGAAATCAAGAAAGGGATTCAGACTTTAACCAACCTTATCAAAAAAGCCAATCCATTGAGCCAAAACTCAATATTCTATCGTCATGACTGGTTGGGGACATTAGAACACCTCTACAATCCAGAAGTAAGGAAAATTGCATGGGACGTAGTTGTAAATGGTGATACTAGTAAGATGCCGGAACTGAAGAAGCTATTGATTGGCTCACCAATACAAGACAAAGGATTTTTGAGTACTTCCTACCGCCAAGGTGTGTTTGTTCAGCCAGATGGTCTGGAGATACGGATTTACGCACCCAAAGGTTTCAGGGGCGGGTTATTCCTAGAAGAAATATCCCAATTCCCAAGGGAAAGGGAGTATCTGTTTGCCCCCGGACAAAAATTCAGGATAGTGGATGTAGAAGTAGGCGAAGTTTACATGGGAATGAAAAATTTAATACTCCACGCGGTTCCGATATAGCGGATAATTTTGTACAAATGGTACCATATAGTATAATATAGTCAGAAGGCAAAAAGTTAAACGAGGTGATACAATGACTGAGGATAGATCTGTTAGATTCAGATGGGAGAAAGGCGAGGTCACAGCTGAATTTCCGCAGTGCGCGTATTGCAAGAACGCTTTGGATTATGCTACTTGCGCAGAATTCGGGACAAAATTCAAAAAATACCGCTACAACGAAGAACCTTGTCCAAAACGAATACCTAAACAAATGCCTGAATGAAAGGAAAGAGGGCGATGGAGGAGAAACAAAATCAAAATCAACCAATTCAGGTTTGCGAAAATTCTCCTTCCAAGCGAATTGAGATTCATTCCAGACATCAAAAGTTAGTCATAAGAGATATGAAAACTGGGAGATACGTGAATAAACGCTGAGGTGAAAACTGAGGCGTTTTTCTTATGCCCTTGAAAGAGAGGTGAGAGAGTGCCGGAAAAGTTCTCGATTACTGACACAGTCAGTACTGCCGATTGGGGGAGTGTCGACAAATCCCGCATTTGGAGACTACTAAAACAAGGCATTGAAGAAGGAGCGGAAGGCATAGCGGCGGCTGTGCGTGAAGTTTACGCAGTGGTTAAAGCTCCCGTTAACGAAGACCTTACTCAGGATGATTGCTGGGGCCCTCACCATGAGATCAGGGATGACGGCCGGATTGTTCTCAACCGCACCGGTCTTATTGCCGCAGCTGCTGCACTTGCCGGAGCCCGGAGCGAGCCGAACCTGACACCGCAACAAAAACGACAGGCGGCAAGACACCTGTTAAAGCATTATAGGGAGCTGGAGCTTGAACCGCCTGAATCCTTGACTGAAGCGGTCGGGGAGATAACTGCCGTTCAAGCTTTCATTTCCGGCGAAATTCAGGTTGAGGACGTACCCTTGGCTTCTTGGGCTGACCTACAGGCGCTGAAAGCGGGAGACCCTGAACCGATGGAGGTCGTGGTAGAAATCCCGGCAGGTAAATCGAAGCGGGGGTGGAATTATACACCTGAAGCCTTGAAGGCTATCGTAGGAGAAGTTATGTCACAAGGGCTTCCCGGATTCCTTGGACATCAAAAGCCCGAAAACATTGATTATGAATTCCCCACTCCCGTAACTCATTGGGTAGGGGCGTTATGGAAAGACGGGAAAGCGTATTTCAGGGGAGTAATCGATAAAGCGGCATCAGACCTCAAGCGTTGGATTAAGGCGAAAGCCATTCGTCAAGTTAGCATCTATGGCGTACCGAAACTTCAGAAGGTCAACGGAGAAACGCATGTAGTAGACTATAAACCACTTTCCATTGATTGGACGCCGTTGAATCGAGCAGGTATGCCAACATCTGTAGTTGCTATCGGCGAGATGGATGAAATTCTGTCGACCGATATGGTTGATGGAGAAAGGAAAGAAGATATTGGAGGTGAACAAAAAACTATGAATTGGAAGGAACTTGTCGGACAGCTTAAAACCATGCTGGTCAACAAAGAGGTAACTCTTAGTCAAATTGCGGGAGAGATGGGGTGGAAACCTGAGGAGATAGCTGGCGAAATTGATTCCGATTGGCTGAAAGAAGTTACCAGTGCAGTTGAAACCCTTGGTAAGGTGAAAGAGGTCTTTGGGGTTACTGGCGAGATGGACGTCGTCAAGGTTGCTCAAGATGCAAAGAAAGCCCTTGATGAGTCAATCCAAGCCTCTCGGCAAAAACTCATCGAAGACACCATCAAGGAGAAAGTAGCCGGCGAAATGGCTCAAGCATTGGTCAAGAAGATGCTTCAACTTCCCGAAGGCGAACTGACTAAGGAAGTTATCGCTGGAGAGATTGACAAGCTCCTTGCCGACGAAGTGGTTAAAAACGCAATTAGCAAATTCCACATCGACAAACCGCCTTTCATCAATAACACTGGTGATAACGGCGGGACTTCTTCTACTTTGCGTGTAAAACGCCAAACAATATAAATTTTTATGGAGGTGTTGAATTATGGCTTATGTAGGCCAGCCTGTTCCGTCTACTGTGGTTAATATCAATGCCGCGAAGGTTAGCGATGGTAAAAGTGTAAGAGTAAAAGTAACAGGAGCAGCAGGAGGTACAACTATTGAAGCAGGCAGATTTTATCTTTTAAGCGGCTTTTTTGGCGTTGCAATGCAATCGGTAACATTGGCAGCAAATGAAACCGCAGATGTAATATTAAACATTGAACAGGCAGAATATGAAACCGACCAAATTGATACAACGGCAAGTGCCAGTTATGTAGTAGGGACTGAGGTTTATTGGAATGGCACTTTGATAACTACAGCTGCTGATGATGGTGCAGCTATACCTACCCCTTATCGTAAGGTTGGGCGTATAACTGCAAGCAAAGACGCTAACAACAACGTAATTTGCTTCATCCTGGGTCCGCAGGTCGTTGTTTAAAGATTTAAAATCTTGATGGAGGTGGATGAATAGATGTACAAAGTTTACAGCCAAGATACCTTAAAGGCTGAACGTCGTGAGGGAACTTACACCGAGAAAATTCCTTTCGTAGTCAACGGGAAGGTTTACGAAGTTGAAAAGAAAATTATCAAT